ATGCCAGAGGTAGAAAATGACTAAAACAACGAATTACGAAATTTCAAAAAAATTAGAAGAAATTGGGTTTAATCAAGAAACAAATTTTTATTATCGCAAAAATGATAAAGAATTATTTATAAATACACCGCCAAATTTAAAAAATTCCGAGGAATTTTTTTTAAAAAGCTACGATTTAGAGACTTTACTTGATGTTTTGCCTGACACTATAGGTGGTTGTTTAATGATTCACAAAGAGGGCATGTATTACCAAGAATCTATTGTAGAAGTGCAAAAACTAGAAAACGAATCACTAGCCGACACTGCTGGCAGAATGATTATTGAACTTTATAACAATAACTTAATTAAATTTTAAATATATGAACGAATTAGAAACTTTACAAAACCAAATAGAAAACATTACAAAAAGACTCGAAATAAAAAAATACATCGCAGTAATTGACAAAGATTTTGGCGTAATATTCCCCGACTTTGACGGTTGCGTAAGTGTTGGTAAAGACATCAATGACGCAATAAACATGGCACAAGAAGCTTTAAAATTTCATGTTGAGGGTATGTGTGAAGATGGTGAGGAATTGCCTGAGCCTAAAACATTGGAGCAGGTTAAAAAAGAATATCATGAAAATGTTTTCAAATATCAACCAATTTTTATAAAATAACATGGTAAAAACATTGTCTGACCGCTATTTATCTTCAAAAATAACTCACAATAAAGGAGATTTTCAAGAGATACCTTGGGAGAATTGGGAAGTTGTAATAAATTTTTTAAATGGCGAAAGCCCTGATTATGTTTCCAAATCTTTTAAAAGAGAATGCGCAACAGAAAAAGAAGCTAAAAAACTAGAATCAAAAGCTTTGTCAATAATTCAATTGGCAATAACAGATCCGAAAAACGAATTTTTTAAAACAACAATTATTTAAGTATGAAAGAAACCGCTGATAATGTTATAGCAAAAATATCAAATCGATTACTTTTAGTTAAAATCGAAAAAGATATTGTTGGAACTAACAAAGAGCCAAAGCTTTTTTCTGAAAAATCGGAAAAAACGGACGGGGAAATTATTAATATTAACTTTTAAAATATGAAAGAAACCAAAACTGCTTATATTTTAGCTTCAATCAGGACAAAAGGTTTTGTTGAGGCAAAAAATATTAATCAATTAGCTTTAAAGCTTGATATTAAACCTGAGAATCTCAGGCATATAATTGACGCAATCGAAGTAGCAAATGCGGTTGATGATAAAGCTAGGCACAATTACCATGATTATTATTTTAAAGGTAAGGGTAAAAAGAAAAAGGGAACATTGATTTTATGCTATAAATGGTCTGATGAGACTAAAAGTGTTTTGTCGGATAAAATGAACGAAATTTTGGGGGTAAAATAACATGATAAAATATTTACTTTTACTAACACTATTAACAGCCTTTCATAGCTATTTTTTTTATAGTTTGTGGCTTTTATGGAAAAAAGGAGCTGATAAACTGAGTTGGCATCATGGGTTTTATTTTGCGATATCGGCAAATGTCGTTGTTTATTTTTGGATTAAATTTTTTAATTTTATATTGGGATAATTATGGCTAAAAAAGATTTGCAAAGAATAGATGCGGAAGGATATTTACATGTAGAAGATAGAAACATGGATAAAATAAAGCCTTTAACTGATGATTATGAAAAGTTATCAAGAATTTATACTCTTTTACAAGAGCATCAATATGAAATAATTATTAAAGATACGGAGCTTGATGAAGAAATTAGTCTAGAAGATTTATTTGATGGAAAGAATCAAGATCAAGTAGATTATCTTTTTAAAGACTGTTTAGGAATTCAAGTAGCTTCGCAAATGCAAGATAATTATAATTTAATTAAAAAATGGGCTTACAATGATAAACCTGATTTTGATATATAAATAATTTTTAAAAATAATACTTGACTATTAATTAAGCCCCTATTATGATACTTCCACGCACCACATAAAAACCTTTTTAAAAATATTAACTTAACTTTAAAAATATGACATTCTTAACAAAACCAAGTGAATTAAAATCTCCAACTTCAATCAAAGGATTAATTTTGGGCGATACAAATAACGGAAAAACAACATTAGCTTTATCGGCTCCAAATCCAGTGTTAATTGATTTTGAAAATGGACTTTCTAGAGTTTCAAAACAATGGCAATCAATTTCAATGCAATGTAAAAGTTTTGAAGACTTCCTTAATTTTTTAAATTCAAAGGAAATTAATCAATTTAAAACAATTGTAATTGATCCGCTCGGAGAAATGGCTGACCAAATTAAAGCTTATGTTATTAAAAACGACCCGAAGTCATCAAAAGATGGTAGAAAATTATATCCCGCAATCGGCAATGAATTTAAAAATGTTTGGACGATTCTTAAAAACATGGGATTATCAATTTTATTTGTTTCTCACACAGAGGAAATTTTAAAAAATGATGTCGAGAGTCTTAAGATTCGTTGTGAAGGTTCTTTTATTAAAAACTTTTTACCAACGCAAATGGACTTTGTTGGAATTTTAAGAAGAAAAGATTATAACGGCAAAACTCAAAGATTTTTAGATTTTCAAAAAAATGAAACTTTTACATTTGCTAAAAGATGGAGAGAGTTAGAAGATATTATTGAAGTTCCAACAAATACAATTGAAAATAAATTTTTGACTAATGTTATTTGGAAAAATTGGGAAGAAAAAAACAAAAAAGAAGAAGAAGCTAATCAAAATTATGATTCGTTAATTGAAGAGTTAAAAACAAAGATTAGCTCTATTAATGATGTTGATACATTGAATTTATATTATTCTTCGATTTATAATCAACATGAAAAAATTTGGAGTTCTTACGACATGGAAAAAGCTTTTTTAAATGATAAAGTTAAAGAATTAGATTGTGAGTTTAATAAGAAAAGCAAGGAATTTGTTTCTAATAAAAAAGAAGAAGTAAAAGTTGAGGAAGTTAAAGAAGAGGTAAAAAATGACTAAATATTTAATCACGCCTTCACTTTTAAATAGCTATCAATATTACATTAATGACGAATTTAAAAGCCCTGCGGATAGTAGGGCTGACCTCCTTAAAACTTTGAGTAGGGAGAAGTTTAAGCCAAGTGAGGCTATGCAGAAAGGAATTGATTTTGAAAGAGATATTCAATATGCAACCAATCCATTTAATCAAATTGATATTTTTCACGCAGATTATGACGAAAAACAACACATCATTAATCAAATTGCTAAAATAGTAAATGGTGGACTTTGGCAACAAACTTGTAAGAAAGACTTACATATTGGCAACAAAGAGTTTTTGCTTTATGGCAAAATGGATGTTGTTAAGCGAGATACTGTTTACGACATTAAATTTACCAGCAATTATGAATTAGGCAAATTCCTAGATTCGGCACAGCATTTAATTTATCTTTATTGCACTGGATTGCCTAAATTTCAATATCTAATAAGTGATGGTGAGGATTTTTGGATTGAGGATTATCATAATCACGCAAATATTGAGAATGAAATTAAAAGCAAAATTAGCGACTTCTTAGGTTATCTTGAAAACGACAAGGAAGCTAAAGAAATGTTTGAAACTAAATGGGGGGGCTAAATATGAATAACGAGGAATATTGGTTTTTACTAGAGGAAGAATATTTAAACAAAGAGGGAGGTAAATAGTATGAGTAATGAAATATTAAATTGGATATTTGTTAGTTTGGCTCTTTTAATTGTTTTATGGGTTTTTTTTCCAAAAAAATGCAAATATTGCAATAAAAGAAAAGGATTTACTCTAAATTGCAATGGAATTATGGCTTGGTTAAATTGCAAATTATGTGGAACTAGAAATGACTAAATTTATCTTTACCCCCGAATCTGATAAAATGGAGTTTGGCAACAAGGTTTATTTACATACCAAGGATTTAATGCAAAAAGGCAAAGAGTTTCAGGTTGAATTTAAGCCGTTCGTTAAATCGAAGTCTTACGACCAGCTTAAGGGAATTCATAAGCTTTGTGAGATTTACGGCAATTACATGTCGGAAAGCTTGGGTTTTAAAGTTAGCTTTGAGAATGCTAAGGAAAGTCTTAAATACGCTATTGATTATATTCGATTGGCTAATAAAGACGAGTCCACAGCGGAAGCATTGAGAAAGAAAAGAGAAAAACAATTGCTTGGAGAAAATATGACAATTAAAGAATTTAATTCTTTAGTCGAGGGTTTGCAAAAACATTTTCCTGTTCCAGCTTCATTTGCCGATGCAACTCTTGAACAAATGCAGGTGTTGATCGAAAAGGTTCATGAACTTGGGCGAGAAAGAGGTTGGAGGAACTTGATTTTAACAAATCAGGAAATGCAAGAAATGGTTAATTATTATCAACAAAAATAATTTGATTATCAGATTTAATTGTTTTTAAGAAACAAACTATTTTGTTAATCAACTAGAATAACAACAAAAGGAGTAAAATATGGAAAATTTTTATGATTTAACAATAAAACAAATTCAAGCAAAAGCTAAAGAAATGGAACAACTAAATGATGGTATAAATTTATTAGTTAATACAATTTTTAAGCTTGATGAGAATTGTTGGAAGGTCAATGGGGATCCTAACGACAAATGGCAAAATGCAATTAATTTAAATTTAAAAGATAAACTTGAATTAATTAAATCTTTTATTATAACCGAATATCCTGAAAGAAAATTGGAAATTATAAGCAGAGAAAAAGCAAATTTTCAAGAATATGTTTTAGAGCAAGAAAAAGAAATTGCAGAAGCTTTTGAAGCATTAGCTAATAGAGAAGAAAAAATTAACAATGAAATAAAAAATCATTTAATTAAACAAATATAATGAATTAAAAAAAGAATATGAATTATTATAAAAAAAAAGGTAGCAAATATAAAAATATTAAAACCGCAGATGGTTTTGATAGCAAGAAAGAGCGTAAACGATATTTAGACCTTGAATTAATGCAGAAAGCGGGCGTTATAAAATGTTTAGCAAAACAAGCTTCATTTGAGCTTGTAGAAACATTCAAAGATAAACAAGGTAACACAGAAAGAGGAATTAAATATATAGCTGATTTTGTTTATTATGATAACGAAAGAAAATCTCTTGTGATCGAAGATGTCAAATCTCCATTTACGAGAAAACTACCAGCTTATGTAATTAAGCGTAAGTTGGTAAAACAAAAATATCCTGATTATTTATTTTTAGAGGTTTAAATGTTATTATTAGATGTTTTACAAGATATTGCTATTATTTTTTATTGTTTCGGTTCGCAAATAACTAATAGACTTGGTTTGGTTGGAGCTATTTTATTTTTAATTTATTGCCCCTTAAAATTGTTAATGTATTTTTTTTAGAGGTTTAAATGTTATTTATTTTAGTTTTTATTTTTATTCTTTTTCATAGCTTAATGTATAATAAATACTCACAGCTTCCTCAGAAAAAAAAGAGGATTGATTATGCTTTTGGTTGCATAATGTGCATGATTATTTTTATTTATTTGATTTTTTATAGTTAATCGCACCAGCTTTTTTTCTTATCGCCACTATAAGCCCTTGCGAGTCCTTTTTTTAGCAACTCTTGAGCAATATCAACGCCACCGACTTTAACATTAGCAATAAGTCTTCCGCCGTACATGTCCCACTTTATTGGAGTTAAAAGCAATTCTTTATTACCGACTAAATCAGTTGTAAATTTGGTTGCTTGCATCGCTAATTCGTTTTCTTTTTTACATTTAGCCCTTGAACCCTTCTCGGGTGTGTCAATGCCGTTGATTCTAACACTTAAACCAAGCTTTTTAATTAAAGGCGATTCTTTAGAAACATCAATTTTAATAGTGTCTCCGTCGGTTACCTTTAATGGTTTATAGACATACATTTGCTCTTGTGCTTGTGCAGTTGAGGTAAATAAGAATAGGATTAAGAATATTAGCATGATTTATATTTGGTTATTAGTTTATAATTTTCTTCTTGATTTTCATCATCAATTTCTAAAATAAATTCTTCTTTATCGACAATTTCATAAAGTTTTTCTAAAGCCTTTACTGATTGGCTTCCGTACCAATCATAAACTATTCCTGCTTTTGAAAAATTTTGAATTATTGTAGTCGCTGGTAAAATGCAACCTTGTGAATTATCGATTGAGTTTCCGCCGTGTAATCTTACTCCTTTCCTTCCTTTTGTGTTTTTGACTAAATATAATTTAGTTTTGAAGCGGTTAGAAAGCGTCATTACGCATTGATAAATGTCGGCTAAAATGCAACTAGATTCATTTTTTTTGGTAGCCAAATTATCTGAATTGTTTTCTTTGTTTTCGTAAAATCTGGCTGGCTCAATAGTGTAAAGCAAAGGAGGGAAATTTGGTTTTGATGGATCAATTATAGCTCCAAGCGTAGTGCCATATTTAAAAACTTTACCCTCTTTTTTTACTTCGGAATAATTACCGTTATTGCAATAATATCTTTTAAGAATCAATTTTTTCATTATTATTTTTTAAAGATTTATAAAAAATCAACATTTGTTCAGCCCAAATTTTAAACTGAATGGGTGTTGATGCTATTTTCTTTTGCTCTTCTTTGCTAAAAGTATTACGCCTCGGATAATCAGGAAGCGTGTTGATATATTCTTGCAGTTGTTCTTGTGATAAACTTTTACTCAAGGGCTTTGAGCAAGAAGTCATCATCAAAATTACCGTCAATATTATAGTCAGTTTTTTTAGCATTTTTAGCTTTATTTAGAGTTGTTTTTAATTCTTGGATTTTTTCTTGGTGAAATTCCTTTGTTTCTTGTTCAATTTTTTCATACTCTTTAACTTTATTTTGAGTTTCAAAATAATTATTGACAAAGCCAAGAATAAATAAAAACAAAATTACCCCAATAACGCCTATAGCGAAATTTTTGGATTTAAGAATTAGTGGTAAAATAAAACTAAGCATTATTTTTTTAAAGTTAATAAATTAACGTTTCCCAAGCCGATAATAGCAAAGAAACCACTTCCAGCATAAAAAAGAAACTTTCCTAAATTGTCAAATGTTTCTTGCTTTACTGGCGTATAATAAATATCAATGCCAATAAAAATCGGGTAATGTAAAAAAGCAAATAAATAAATGATTGCGTAAACTTTTGCTCCTAATTCTTTTGTAAGCCACATATTAATTAAAGTTTGTTTGTTGTTAATTTTTCTAATACTAATTTCATAGTTTTTCTTGATTCTTCAGTTTCAGTATCTTTACCATGTTTTATGTCTCTGTAAGCTTCTAAAAAACTTAAATCTTTCTCTATTTTTGATATTCTTTTTTCAGATTCTAACATCAATTGTTTTATTAATTTATGTGTTTCTTCGTCTCTTTTTTCATTTGCTAGATTTGCTTTATTAAAAGTTTCTTTAAATTCTTTAAATTCTACTTGTGATTCTTCATAGTTGTCTTTTTTTTCTTTAACTGCAAAAATAAATTTTAAAAGTTCTTTAAATCCTTTAAATAGTAATTTTAAAAAATAAAAACCAATTGCAAATTTGGCAATAATGGCAAAAATTGCGGGGTCTGTTAATTCTTTAATTTGGTTTATAAAATCTTTAAAGTCCATTTTTTAAAGCTTGAAATTTTTGATCAATATATTCTTTAATTCTTGTTTCTGATGCATTAATTTCATTTTTAACAAAAATCCCCATATTTTCTTTATTTTCATAATCTTTGAGTTTGATAATTTTCTTTCTATTCTCGATTGCTAAATAAATAAAAAAAGAAACAAACAACACTGAAAATTCTGGTGCTTGTTTCATTAAGTTAAATATGGTAATAAAATCAATCATATCTTTTTCCTCCAATGTTTACCGCCCCTAATAATTACCGCACAATAAAATAGCTTGGCTTTCCAAACTTCTAAATTACTATTGCGCAAACCGCTATAAAAAGCCATGTCAGCGTCTCTTCTAAACATATCAAAAGTTCTTAGCTCTGAGTATAAGAAGTCATGAGCAATTGCATTTTCAACACCAACATCAAAGTTGGAAAAAAAAGGCTTAAATATAAACGGAATTGTAAAGCCATTAGATTCAAAACCAGCAGGAATAACATAAAGCTCAGGAAGTCTTTGACCCGCAAAATTAATATAAAATCTTAAATCTTCTTTAAGAATAATTTTATCTTTTTTGGTTTTTTTTGGCGTATAAACTGGCTCGTCTATAAATTCAAATCCTGATTTCATTAGCCTCAAATTTAATTGCTTCGACTTCCTCAACACTTTTACAAGCATTGATTTGGATTTCTTTTATTTTAAGAAGTTTATTATTGTTAATTTCTCTACTTTGGATATGATCCGCTATAGAAAATGCGACAGGAAAGATATTAACTACGCCAGCTTGTTCTTTACCATCTTTAACGATAGTCGTAGAATATGGAACGATTTTTTGTTTAATGCAATTGTCATAAATACTTTTTTCGCTAGCATAATCGGTGCTAGTTTTCTTAGCAAAATTAACACAACTTACATAGTCCATGTTGCATTTACTAAGAACGCTTTCAGGCGTTAAATTGCTGTTTGGAATTGAGTCGACATGCCAGAAAAACTTAACTTCAGCTCCAATTCTAGAGCCGTCTATAATTTCAGGTGCTAGGTGTGATGTATATTTTTCAGTTTTTTTAGATAAAATAAACGCTTCGAGTTGAGCAAGTTTATCGCTTTTTGCATCTTTTAAATAATCAAACTTTTCATACTCCCCACCGCTTTTAATCCATTCTTGGATTTTTTGAAAATCAGTATTGCTTGGATCATTTGGAATAGTTGAGCCATTTAAGGCAAAAAATCCATTTTTTAATTCTTTTAAATTTTTCATAAATTTTTTAAAGTTCGCTTATTGCAGAGTATTGAAAAAATAAATTTGTGAGTGTAGTTGTTGTTGTTGGACCAACATAAAACCCATCCTCAGCAGGATTATACGCAGTTCCATCAATATCTATAACTCCAGTTGAAATTTTACCCGCAACTCCAGTTATTGGACTAAACAAGGTAATTGTCGGATTTGCTCGTTTTGTGACTTTAAAATAAACTGGACATAAATTCTGTTGACCATTTTGACTGGAAAAGGCTCTTGATCCAATAAAAGTTAATGCTCCTGCGACTGCTGATTGGTTATAAGTTTTTTCGTAATATCTTTGGCAAAGCCTTAACTCATCAGCAAAAAATCTATGTTCAAAAGGAGTTGGTGCTAAATTTTTTTCAAGTTGAACTAAACTTAAAGTTCCAGTTCCGAATTCAATATTTAAATTTGTTCCGCCAGTTGCACTGCCAGTAATGCCACTTGCTCCATAAGAACCAGCCCCTATTTTTCCTTGAGCAGTGCCTGACCAAGAAAGGCAATAAGTGTCTGAAACTAAATTATTACCCTCTATTACTTGTATTAGACTTCCTGCTGATATAGTAAGAGTTGTAATATTATTTGATGTTGCAAAGGTATAAGTGCAACCAGAGGCACCAGCTTTCCATCTATCATGACCATAAGACCCCGCGGTTAAAACTACTGTTCCACTCACAACTCTTTGGTTTATACTAAAATTGCCATTAATAATAACATTTTTGTTTGGCGTAAGGTAAGTAACGCCTTGATTGGTTGTGCTGGCTGGTCTAATATCTTGAACCAAAACAAAAGAAGTTCCATCATATCTAAACCTAGAATCTTTTGTTGTTAGAATATCGCCAGCTGTTAAATCAGTTGAACCATCTTCTTTTTTAAGGTTTTTAGAACCAGCCCCATTAACATTTACAGTTGAAGCCCCAGAGTTAGCATTACCCGCACGGAATCTAATAGTCATTCCGTTAAAATAAAGGTTAGCACCGTCAACAGGTGATTTAAAGGGAGAAACAGGGCTTAAAACATAAGTGTTCGCAGTTCCTGAATCAGTAAAAAATTGACCGCCACTAGAATAACGAGCAGAAGCAATTGATAGTTGAAATAAATCTGTAGTTGACGGAGTTTGTCCGCTTGTGGTTGTCAAATTATCAACATCTGATAATTGATTCCATTCTGCACTTCCAACTGTGTTGCCATCAACTTTTGATGTATTAAAATCAGACATAAGAAATAAAAATAAAATTATAAAGCATTTGAATACCTAAAAAATAATTGAGCATTTGCAGGTTTTAATTTGTTAAATAAACAATTTAATATTGCTGGCTGTTGCTCAGTCAATGTAAAAGGAAAAGTTAAAGTAAATCCTTGTGGTTGTAAAGATGCAGGCAAAGTAATTACTATCGTAAAAGGTGCTGAAGCTTCAGCAATTAATAAAAATGGTAATGTCAATGGAAATGTAGAAGTTGAAACTCCGTTTGAAACTTCAATATTATAGCCCAAGATAGAGGCAATAGTTTTAAATTGCTTTTCAGTTGTAGCATTAATTCCTGCCAATTTAAGTAAAATATTTATTCTTCTTTGCTCTAATGTCGAAGCTACTGGAATACATGAATCAGGAATGCCAACAAATGCTTCCCACTCTTCAATTAAAGTAGTTGTTTTTTCTGGATTATACTGATTAGCAACATCATTAATTTGATTTCTAAAATTTAAAAACTCAACCGCGAGACCATTTAAGATTTTTCTTAAAGTAGAATTTTCTTTATTTTTTGCTTCGTGCAAGCGATCATCTCTTAAATATTGAGATAAAACATCGGCTTGTTGTGTTTGTGTTCTTTGCTCTAAAATCATGGATAAGTTATTGTCCCCAAAATAGCCAGTTGCGAATCGCTTACTGCTGTATCGCTAGAAGGCGTTGATAATGTAAAAGTTGGCGAGTTGCCATCTTCATCAATAACACTATAGATTAAAGAATTTAACTCAGTTAAAGCAACATCTCCGCCGATATTAATTGATGGGCTTTTAAAATAATCAGTTAAAGTTTGAGTGATTGCGGTTTTCATCGCTGTTGTGTTTGGCGATAATGTTGCAAAAACAATATTTATATTTACCGCAGTAGGTGCTGAAACAACTACATAATTATCTGGAGTATTTGCAGGTTTAATTCCATTATCAACATCGATTATTGCATTTTTAACGGCGTTAACTTGTGCCGAAGTTGGAATTATATTTAAATCATTATCACGAGTAAAATAAATAGTCACATATCCTGCGGACGGTGTAGCCGTTTGAATCCAAACCCTAGTTATTCCAGCAATTCTTTCTTTAATAAAAACTGGTAATCCTGAAGCGGTAAAAGGAGCGGTGAAATTTGAAGTTCTTTCTTTTAATCTAGTTCTTAATTGTTCATCAGTTTCAGCGTCTAAGCCAAGTGTTAAACCGTCATAACTTAAAAAGCAACTATCATCAACATCAAGAATCGGACTTATTAAAGTTAATTGTGAACCACCGCTGGAATTGCCAGCGACGCCATATTCTGTAGCTTTTATTGCGACATAGGCATTAGTAGAAGATACTGTAATTGTTCCCGTTGCGGGGCTTGCGGGAGTTCCTGAAACTGTATAAGTAAATTGTGTATTTGAAATAACCGTTATTGTTGCGGTTATGTTATATTCAGCTTGTCCAGCACCCGCAATGGTTACTGAAAGTCCAGTTGCTAAATTATGGTTAGATAGTGTGGTGGCGGTAGCGGTTGAACCGCTTCTAGTTAAGCTAAAAAGCCCTATTGTTTGTGCTGAAATTGTTCCTAAGGCTTGAGTCTCATATTGCGTGCCGTCGGCTTTTTGTATTTCTGTTCCTGTCGGGATTGATGTAGTAGCAACTCCAGTAAAAACCGCATAACCTTCAGCTTTAACTGGGTCTTTACGAGTAATGCCAAACCAAGAAGCCCAAAGTTCTAAATATATACCAGTTGCAGTTTGTGGGAATAGTTGTTTTATTAATTCTTTTATTAAATCATTATTTTCATCGAATCCAGCTGACATAGATTTGGTTAATCCTAAAGCAAATGAATTTCTAATGTTTGGGTCAATATGTTTGGAGCTATCTAATTGTCCAGCGTTTACGGCAAGAATAAGAGCGTTTGATATTCTTTCTTGAATTTGTGATATTGTTGGAAATTCAATTGCCATTTATAAATTTAAAAAAAGATTATAATATTTACTATTAACTTGTAATTTATTTATTAACTCAATTTCTAAATTAACTTGAGTATTATTCTTTGTTGCCTCAACTTTAGTTTTAGAAATTATTCCGTCGTCAATGAGCCATCTTAAACCATTATTTACAGCATTTTTAATCAAAGATAAATTTGAATCAGTTTGTTTTGCTTGCTCGGTATAAAACCACAATAAAGAACCAATTTCATAACCAGTAATCAAATTAAATTGATTTGTAAAATGCCCCCTTCTTAAGGTTGGCTCAGATAATTGATTAGCTCTTTTTTCGCAAAAAACTGACATAAAAATTGCGGTATCTAGACTATCTGTTTTGGCAATATCGCCATTTTCAATATCTAAATCCCAATAATTTTTATCTTGATTTAATTTAAAATCTATTGCCATTTTTTTAAAAAGTTTTATTATTTAATTTATAAAAATTTATAAAAATTAACAACGGGAAAAACCATGATTATAAAAGGCTACATAACCAAGACTGACGGCACATATGCTACAGTTGTTTCATATCAAAACGAAATATTTGATGATGTTTTATTAATTTATCCTTACGGGTCGCAAAGCCATATTAAGCCAAGCGAGTCAACCCTTGTATTATTATTTGGTGGACTCGGAAGTAAAACGAATTTGTTCGGTATTCCTTACGATGTCTTAACGCAATCAACATTAGAACAAGGTGATAGTGAAATAAAAAATAGAGTTTCTAATAATGGCTTTAAAGCTGGTAAAAGTAAAAATAATATTGTTGGCGATACAGATTGTGATAAATCTTTTAATGCCGTCTCTTATAAAGTAAATAATATTAAAGTTGTTGGAAGCCAACAAGCAACGATTGCTAATCCTGCAGGTGGGATTATAATAGACGCTGAATCTCGACTCGCAATTACTAGCATTATTACCGCTTTAAAAGCTCATGGATTAATTGCTTAAGAAATTAAACCAGTTGCGAAACTATTGCCAAAGCTTTTAACTCCCGATGTGCTAAATGCACCTTTTTCAACAATATCTAAAGTTGTAAATGATCCTTGTAAGCTTTGCGAAAATTCTACGCCTTGAATTAAAAAAGTTCCTGTAATTTGAGCGGTATAATCGATTATATCAACTAATGTGTTCGGTTGCCAAATTGTTTTGTTGCTTGAATAAAAACCAACAACTTTACAAGTATATCTTGAACCTTTTGCACGCCTTAAATTAACATTCCATTCAGCTAAAGCCTTTAAAGATTTTGATTGTGAGGCTGTATCCATTGAAAGAATTTTGCGTCTAGTTTTTCTTATTTGTGAATCAGTTGCAGTTCCTTTTTGTGAGATACTTGTTTTTGTATGCGACTTATTATTGCCTTGCGAATAAACTTGAATAATATTAAATCTATCAACACTTGAAAGCGTTAATTGTGCGGACAAAATATTATTATCAGAAGTAAAATTATTAATTAACATATTTTTAACGACATTATCATCTTCTCTAATAATTGATAAATTTCCTTCTGGATTTATTTTTAATAAAACTTGTAATTTTTTTGCATATCTATCTAAAAAATCAAAAATACTTTCGTCATTTTCTGTTTTAATTATTTCAGTTGGCTCTAAATTGAGTATCCCGACTTCATTAATTACTTTTACCGAAGAAAAACCATTATCTTTTAAAACAATATTTACTAACTTGTCAAAATTTCTTTGAGAATAAGATTTTTGTAATATCGATGAATCATATATATCGCCTCCAATATCTCGACCAGATACAGTTATTGTGTGTGAATCTGCTGAATATGAAATATCAAGTTGTTCAATATATCCTGTTATTCTTAAATAATCATCAATGAATACTTTTGCTTGTTGCTGTAGTTTTAAATTATTTTGTATTAAGCCTTGCTTATTTTCTTTAACTGTTGTTGAAAATGAAAATGATGAGCAAAAACTTTCTATTGAACTATTGACGGCAATATCAATAAATCCCTCGTATCTAACGCCGTTTACTTCAAGATATATATTATCAGACATTTGTTAATATTTTTATTGTTCCCTGAATCTTTGAGGTATCTCCAAAGTTATTTAGAAGTCTAATTGTCTCTTTTTGGTCTAAGGAACCGTAAAGTTTATAAGTTAAACAATTTAAACTAATTGGATTAAAAACTTCGTAATTTGCAATATTTGGCAGGCTAATTGCCAATTGAGAAAATATATTTGTTGCCTCAATTTTCATTTGCACTAATGTGTCGTCC